AATGTAGTAAGACCTGAAGTGCTCATGGTTAACCATAGAATATAGATATACTAGCGTTTGCAGGGAGTGTGATATACACCCCATTTTCAAACCTAACACCTTCACCGGGTATTGTAGACGCTATAACTGCTGTATTAGTTGTTATATGAAGGGTCATTTTTATAGTTCCACTACCTGCGGTTGGGTTATCATAGAAGTTTATTTCCCCTGCCGTACCTCCGGGGCCCAACTGAAACCCCCTAACCCTAGTAGGAGCCGCATACGCTATACCACTAGCATCTAAATGAGTGCATTTTACATCAGTCTGTTGCATGATCTTTTACCTTTGCTGTTGTTGTCGTTGTACGGGCATTGAAGTTGGGTTGCCCTGAATTTGTAACCCTTGTGGGGACATGTATTGTGCCATACTTGGAGGTTGTCCTTGAAGAGGTGTTTGCATTTGCCCTACTGGCTGCCCACCTACACCCGCATCACTACCACTATTATCAAACCCCATATTAGTATTTGGGGGGTTCATTCCCATACTAGGACTGTTTTGCACTGGAGGTACATTTGGAGTAAGAGGTTGGTTAGGTTGCCCTTGCTGTGGGTAATCCATTAGTCCTTGGTTAGGAGAGGCGTAGTTGTTATAACCGTTCTGAGTATTCAGTTGTTGACCGTTGATGTTACCCTGACCTAAACCTAAAATACCACCATCTGCATAGCCTGTAGGAGCCGCTGCTCCCTCTGTAGGTAAACCCGCATCAGCAACTGGTGTTAAGCCACTCCCTCCTGCTTGTTTAGCTTGCAGAGCTTTTAATAGGCTTTGAAAATCAGTAGGAGGGGCAGCAACTGTAGGTAATCCCGCTGCTTTTAGTGCGTCTAAGTTTTGAACATCAGGCATACCACTACTTACAGTAGAAACTCCACTACCTACAGGTAGACCCGCTTTTCTTACAGCATCTAAGCTTTGAGGAGTGGGTGTTCCACTACCGCTATTTCCGCCCCCAGACATTAACGCATTGCTCCTTTAGTATGACCCTTAGTAGCACAACCATCACCACGAGAAGCAGCTGATCTAACAGAACCGCCTTTAGCATAACCTTTACAAGCTGAGCCGCCTTTTTTCATAGCAGGTGCTTTAGCTTCCCCTTTGCCTTCTATTCTAGCCTGTATAGCTTTATTGGCTGCACTATCACTACCTTTACCAAAGCCTTCATAAGCATCTTGCATACGCTCAAACTTACTTTTAACTTTAGGCGCAGCTTTTACTACAGGCTTAGGTGCTTCAGCTTTAGGGGCTTCAGGTTTAGGGGCTTCAGGTTTAGCAGCCATTATTTTATTGACTATAGCATTAGAACCCGGTGTAGACTTAGCATAAGGTTTATCACCAAATGCAGACATGTCTGATTTAGCTCCTTGTACCTGCTTAATAAATCTACTTTTATCAGACTCTCTTTCTTTAGCTGCTTGAAGGTCTTGTTTAGCTCTAAGTGCTTTATCTTGAGCTGTCTGATTATCAGAAGACTCTGATTTATAGGTTTTCTTTTTAATAGGGGTCATAAACCCCACTTTAGGATCATTTATACCCATTAGATCATCCTACCTTTTGTGTGGCCTTTAGTAGCACAACCATCACCACGTAATGACGCAGAGCCACCTTTAGCATAACCTTTACAAGACCCCCCAGCTTTTTTACCTTTGTAGTAATCAGAGCCGCTAAAGTCTTTACTAGGTGAGTCGCCTAAACCAAACTTACCCGCTGTCGCTGACTCGTCCTTATTTCTCTTATCAATCATCGCTCTGTCAATATTAGCTTGACCAACATCAGGCTCTTCTTGTTTTTTTGACATTTTTACTTTAGTAGCCATTAGATTATCTTCCCACGAGTTTTGCCCTTTTTAGCAATCCCGTCAATAGAACCACCTTTAGCATAGCCTTTACAAGCTGAGCCGCCTTTTTTCATAGCTGGTGCCATTCCTCTCATAGCGCCTAATTGGGCTAAGTCCGGAGTTGGTGCACGTTTAGTTACTTTGGTTTTGATAACGTCTTTTTTCTTTAAGGGAGCCATGCCCGCTTTTAACTTAGCCATATTAGTTCTGCCTCTAGCTTTTTCTTGAATATCGGAAATACCACGTGAAGGGCGAGTCATATTAATACCTACCCGTTAATCTATTTACTACCACAATTCCACCTTTTTAGTGAGGCTGCTTTGCGTGTAGGTTTACCACTTTCGTCCTTCATAGGACCCGGCATACCTGACATTCTAGCACAAAATGATTTCTTTCGTGGGCCGCCACTAGGTTGAGGAGCTTTTAGATTAGAGCCTGTAGCTGCATTATATTTGGCTCTACCTTTAGCAGTTAGCCCAGCACCTTTAGACACAGGTAACTTTTCACCTCTACCCACCGACAATACTGGAGCTTTTTTAGTAGCCATTAGTGTTTAACCATATCAATAGCCCAAGTAACAAATGTAGCTACAGATGCACCGATACCACCGACTACTAGTAATAACTTCCATCCACCTTTAGCTTCAGATAAAGTCTTACTTATTTCTCTAATAGCGTCTTTTATTTCTTCCATGTCTTTAGTCATTTTGTCCATGTCAGTTTGAAGGTGCCTTATATCTGCACTATGCGTAGCAAGCTCTCTTACTGTTTGCATAACGGGGTCATCTTCTCTACGATGCTCCATAACCTACTTGTCCGTATATTATGCAGAAACAGGGTCTTGAGCACCACTAGATGTTTTTTGTACGTAGTCCATAGTGATATAACCGGCACCTGCAACAGCAGTAGTACCCGCCATAGTTACAGTAACAGCTACATCAGAAGTGCCGATGTTATACATAGCAGTTAATTGAGCGCCTGAAAAAGTAAGAGCTTGACGGCCCGCCGCTGCAGTAGTAATAGCAGTGACATATTTATCAACAGTAGTACCATCACCTACAGCAAGAGTAGAACTAGTAGTAAAAGTGGTAGTAACATCAATATAGATATCCACTATTTGTGCGCCAGCTGGCAACACAAAAGAAACATTAGAAGTTAAGCCTAAAGCTGCAGATTGGCTTAAAACAACAAGACCTGTGTTGTCGATAGTACCTAGAGTAGTACCAGTAGTGTTTTTAACAGTGCCTGAACGAACTGGACCAGTAAAAGTTGAGAATGCCATATTTAATTCCTTAGTGCACGTTTGCCTATCGTTGTGTGCGAATCTGCTGGGGCAGTCGAGTAGGCAGTTAAATTAATCCCCAGATTTACAGTTCTTATAGCATTTATTTTGGGGTGGTGTCAATTAATTTGTTGGCTTTCCTTCTGTCATTCTCTTTCTTATAATCTGCCTTCCGTTACGTATTCTATATATTACATTATTCACAGGGTATTTCCGTTATTAAGTTTACGAAAGCTAATATGTCCTATTTGTCTAGGCTAGACAAGTTTTATTTTTAATCATAAAAAAGGCTCCCGAAGGAGCCCTTAATTAAAGCTAAGTTATTGATTTATCAGGAAGAACCTGCAGAACCAAAAATACCTAAAGGATCACTAAAACCGAACGAGTAGCGTTCACGGGCCTTGTACCTGCTATTTCCGGTGTCAAAGTCCGAATCCATTGATGTAGCTAATGGAGTTCTAACAAAATGTTTCAGACCGTTAGGAACGTCAGTCATCAAGAACCAAGCATTTGTATCAGTCAACCAAGGGTTGATAGTATAGCCGCCCGGAATTGAACCGTTGTTCTTAAGAGCATTAACATCATTGTCGTTAGTACCAACACGCAATTCAGTTTCTAACAAACGAGTTGCTACGAATTGAAGAGCAGGAGGAAGTACTAATTTTTTAGGTTTAGCAGCAATCAATAAGCCACGTTCATCAACCCATAAAGAGATTTGAATAACAGCATTTTCCAATGAAGTTTCGTTCAAATCAGCAGGTGTTGCTGGTACGTTAGAGATTGTTGATCCATAAACTAAAGGATGTGCACTGTTACATAAAGATTTGCCGTCACCACCAGTAAAGTTAGTGTTGAATGCATTGTTTAGTACAGCAGCACCTTTAACTTCTTTGGTGTAAGCCATAGCTCTAGCCAAAGCCTTTGTATAACGAGCAGACAATGAGTCATACAAGTTATCTTCAATAGCTTCTTCAGTTAAAGAAAAGCCTAAAGCAATAGTTTCGTGGGTATAGCGAGTTGACCAAGCTTCTTGCGCATTGTCATACGTAATAGCAGAGCCTTCGTTTTTAACCGCAGCGGCACCAAAGCCAGACAGTTTTTGTTCTTCTTCAAATGAACGATCAGACGATTCAGTTTCAAAGATTTCTTTATATTTCTCACCGTAACGCTCATATTCTAAACCGAATAAAGCGTTAAGACCGGGGAGAAGTTCTTTTAGTAGTTGCGCGCGTGAGATAGCAGCCATTAGTTAAACTCCTTAAATTCCAACAGGGTTGCGGTAAGCATGACCACCAACGACAGTAATATCCACTGCTGAAACAGCAAACGGAGTAGTACCTGATTGAGTCACAGCCGCAGTCATAGTAGGTGCTGTATATGCCACGAAAGCTTCTACAAACGTACCATCAGATAATGCAGTTTCTTGAACCATGCTAATAATGCGCAAAGGCAATGTAGCAGTAGTGTTTTTAGAAGCCAAATTAACTGAAGTGGCGCTATTACCAGTAGCTGTATTAACACCATCAACTATAGAACCTGTGTTAGCTGTTACGAAATAACCTACGTTTTGACCAACATCAGCCGATGTAGCAGCACCAGAAGTGTATGCAGTACCAGCGTTAGTCAAGTTAACTTTAAATAGAACTAATGGGTCATCAGCAACAATAGCAATGGCGTCAGATGCAGAAGTACCTGTAGGCCAGTATTGAGAGAAAACTTTATACTTTAAAGTTGGGTCAGTGTAAGAACAACCAAGGAAAATACCGATAGGACGAATAGCCCATGCA